AACATGGGGGGCGTATGGGCCTACTAAAATAGCCATACAAGGCCGCGAAGCGGGGGCTTGTCGTAACCCCGTTAGCTGATCCATTGGCCTGAAGGATCCGGTTTAGAAGTACCTGTTTTGCGTAGATAATTCCTGAAAAGGCGCTACAAAGCAGCGAAAAGAAAACTAAACTGAAGGAGGAGGAGAGAAAGTACTTGCAAAGGTTTGCCTACTGGGAAGGCGCAGCGAACGTTTCATTGTTAATATTTGTATTGCTACTGTGTGAGCTATTTCTACATGAATGGATCTTCGTCCACAGAGCGTAAAGTCAGTAATAGCAGCCGTATCGCTCAAGCAAAAAGAGCGTTGCGACGAAATAAGAAGAGTCCGCCTAAGTATTCACGGAAGGACAAACGAGGAGCCACAGATTCGTCTGAAGGCACAAACGGCCAAGAGGCCAGGAAGGCATGTCCAAATAATAAACCCAAGAAGCGGGACTACAGGCCCAAAAATAAAACCCCAGGAGAGCAGCTCAAAGCAGCCCTCATCAATGCGCTCCAAGATCAACAAGGTCAAATCGATGCCCAAAAAGAAATCATCCAGGACCTCCAAACAACGCCCGACAGTGGCGCAACAAGCACGACAAGTAGCACAACAACGGCATCAGTTGGCGCTACAATCACAATCGGAGGTGGCCCGAATCAACCAACAGTCGCGGTTACGACTACAACCACCAACCCCGCCCCGGCAGGACCTTCCAACCCGCCTGTGGCCCCCCCTCCCCCGCCAGTTATGAAATTAACTGATTTGGCCAAAGAAGCACGTTCTCGCTTCAATGACCAGGTCCCTGACGAAATCGATTACGGTCAGGATTTTGCGGATAAAATAAATTTAGTGAATGCGAGAGGGTGGAAGTTTTCATTCACAACAGCCAGCGAGCAAACCTTTTTACCTTATTGGATATACCTGGCAATCTCTTACTCATACATCATGTTTGGTGTCACCATGATGGCGTATGACTCCTGGGCAACCTTTGCTGGATGGTTTTCAGCTAAGACTATGGCGCTTTTCTTGTCTTACTATTTGTCGCATAGCCTAAAGGAGTATCGTGTCGGCCCGGCAGGGTTGGTCGTCACCTTGGTAATAAATACAGTGTTCGGTGGATTAAGTCAAAATCTATTGGGTGCAAACAGCCTGGCCCTACCATTGTGGTTCTCTATCGCATATTGGTTGTTGGCTACAGTGCTGCACTTCATGGGTTTGAACGTCTACCCACTCCTGCCCCTATCAATCAAGCATACCTATCGCCTTAGTGCCGACGGAGTAGATCCAAGAGTGCACCATGATGGGCGATACGATGTAATGTCGTTGGGTAAGCTTGATCACACTCGCCCGTTGACAGCTCGGATGCTCTACACCAGATCAGGTATAACATTCACAAGGCACGATGGCACGTTTTATTTCTTTGGGTATTACAAACCAAAGAAACTAGATGTGTCGCTTGAACTGTTTGTCCAGCTTGTCAATCCCCGCATATTACTGCACGGCTCGAGTGAGGAAGAGAACGCTAGACATCTGAATCGACAGGCTAGCGCTCTCCATTCGGTGAATAGTGACCGTTACAATCACCTAAACAACAAGGATCTAAATGGCAATACCGTCTTGCTCGCCTATGGATACCTGCAGCACACAAAACAGAAGATGCAAGACTGTCCTTTTTACCGGGCGCCCCTGGCGAAGTAGCCGCTTATGGCTACAGATTGGGGGAGGTAGACATAAAACTGTGGGGGGATACCAAGGAAGACTTGACTATTGAGTTTAGACTTGGCGTCGACATTACGCCGCGTAACCCCGTTAAGGCCACCAGTGGATCTCACGTGGAGGGCTGGACACAACCTAAACCCGATCTAAAAGAACCCAAATCGTCAGGGGCGGCAATTTTGAAGCGAGCCGGAGCTAAGGCACCTGGTTCAGTTGGCAACCGACGCGTCAGGAGGAAACTTCAGCGCTTAGGCAGGTTTGTACGAAAGTGGTTGAAAAACAACCTGGTACCACTTTCACCTGAGGTCGACACCAGTTTCGAGGCATGGCTGGCCGCAACAAATTACCCCGAATGGAGGAAAGATGAATTACGCAAGGTGTATGCGGACTACGTCTCTATTAACCCGCGGACTGCAAAGGAAGCGGAGGTTCACACCTTTATGAAGGATGAGTCCTATCCAGAATTTAAATGTAACAGAGCAATCAATGCTAGGGTTGATGCAATGAAAGTTAGATTAGGACCAATCTTCAAGTTAATCGAGTCGGTGGTGTACAAGAGACCCGAATTCATCAAACATGTACCGGTGGCTAAACGCGCCAAGTACATAATGGACTTTATCTACAGAGAAGGGGCTGAATATGTAGCAACGGACTACACCTCTTTTGAAGCACTATTCACTCGTCAGGTGATGGAAAACTGCGAATTCATTCTGTATGATTATATGACCCAATATTTACCAGAACATGACCAATTCATGCAAACAATAACGGATGTTCTGGGCGGAACCAACAAGTTGCTGGCGCATACCCTGCGCGCAAGCCTTGAGGCAACAAGAATGAGCGGAGAGATGTGCACCTCGTTGGGGAACGGGTTCTCAAATCTCATGTTCTTCTTGTTTCTGAGTGAGGAGGTTGGATACAAAAATGTGCGCATAGTCGTGGAAGGGGATGATGGGTTGGCCACCGGAGAAGGCCGTCCACCGACCGCTGAAGACTTTGCATCGTTAGGGTTAATTATAAAGCTGGAGAAACACCGGGACTTGTGTAAAGCGAGTTTCTGTGGGTTGATTTTCGATGAGACCGACCAGCTTGTAGTTACTGACCCATTGGAAGTATTGTCTGAATTTGGCTGGGTTAATGCCCAGTATTGCAAGGCAAGGAGCCACAAGCGTTTGGCTCTGCTCCGATGTAAAGCACTATCTGCTGCACACCAGTATCCTGGAGTACCAATCATTGCTGCTTTGGCTGACTACGCATTGCGAGTCACCAGAGGATTGGACGTCCGCCGCGTGGCTGACTCAAAACTATTCAACATGTGGGACCGCGAACAATTGTATGCGGCCATGAAAGACGAGGCTCGCATTAGACGTTTGCCCGTGCCTTTCAATACACGACTGCTTGTCGCAGAGCAGTTTGGGATCCCAATAGATGCCCAGTTGAGTGTTGAAGCCTACCTAGATTCTCTACATAAACCAACCATCCTAGTCTTGCCGTGGCTAGACCCGATAGTACCAAAGGATTGGATACAATACTATTATGGGTATGTCAGGCCGGTGGGAACGGATCCGAGTTGGTTTGAGCATTTGCCCTATGTGAACGATGCTCGCGAGCTGCTGGCACAACATCCGGCAGTTACCAGGTTGCCTACCTATGCGTGAAGCAGGTAGGGGGACAGTGTACCCATGAAGAACACCGATGTAATTTCGTAATTTACCAATTGGGAGGGG